TCGTAAGGGAAGGGTTGCAGGTTCGACTCCTGCCAGTGGCACCAGCCGGTTTCGATAGACGGGCAGCGGTTTTGTAGTCCGCAGCAGCCGGGGCAGGTCCGGCAATCGGCTCCAGTTTCAAGTTTGCGGAAAAGCTTACGGGTTAAGTCGCGCGCCTTCCAAGCGCTGCTGGGTGGGGTTCGAGTCCCCCTTTCCGCTCCATCATCTCGCTGTAGTGGCGGGGCACAGGGTCACTCTTAACCGGGTGGCCCTTTTCCGTTTCCGCCCGCCATCACCCGGCAAGCTCACACAGCAACACGCTAGTCCATTGTGCGGCACTGATGCGCGGGCGGGATTATTGAGGGGATTGGTATGAGCGATAAGGCTCCCAAGCGTCCCGGTCAGCCAACGCTCAACACGCCAGAAATGATCGAAGCAATCTGCGAGCGTCTTGCGCAAGGTGATGCGCTGGTGACGATATGCCGTGACCCAGATATGCCAAGTGCGCGTTCAGTGCAGAATTGGCAGGATGCTGACGAAGCGTTACTTTCGCAGATAATGCGCGCGCGTGAAATTGGATTGCATCACCGGGCCGAGCAAGCGGTCGCCAATGCAAAAGCAGCAGAGGACGCGGCACTTGGTCGATTGGCCTTTGACGCAGACCGTTGGTTGATTGGCAAGCTGTCGAACGGCCTATTGAGTGACGACAAAACCCGCAAGCATGAAATTAAGGTCAACATGGACGAGGAAACCGCCGCATGGCTGGGTCAAGCGTCCTAGCCCTTGCGGCAAAGCGATGGCCTGACAAACGCGCTAGGCTGTTAGACGGGTTTTACAGGATCAAAGGCAAGGATGGGAAGGTTATCCCGTTTCGGGCCAACGATGATCAGCAACGGTTCTTAGGTGAGCGGCATGGCATGGATGTCGTGCTGAAGGCTCGCCAAAAGGGTTTCACGACCGTTATCCAGTTGGACATGCTGGATGACTGCCTGTTTCAACCGAATACGGCGGCGGGCGTCATTGCCCACAACCTGAATGACGCCAAGGCGTTTTTCGCGGACAAGATCAAATTCGCTTACGACAATCTGCCGCAAGCCTTTCGTGACGTGGTGTCTGCGGAACAGGACGCAGCGGACAGTATGAAATTCAGCAATGGCAGTTCGATCCGCGTTGGCACTTCGTTGCGGTCGGGAACGCTACAACGGCTGCATGTAAGTGAATACGGAAAGTTGTGTGCGAAGTATCCTGAGAAGGCGCGGGAGGTCCGCACTGGCGCGTTCAACACTGTTCAGGCCGGTCAGTCTATCGTGGTGGAAAGCACGGCAGAGGGACAGGCTGGCGACTTCTATGATATGTGTAGGCAGGCAGAGGCCAAAGAACATAAGGGCGAGACATTGACCGCCCTCGACTTCAAGTTTCATTTTGCGCCTTGGCATACATCGCCGGAATACACGCTTGACGCTGTGGTGACGATAACCAGCGAGATGGCAGAGTATTTCAACAAACTGGAAAGCGAAGGCATCCACCTGAGCGACGGTCAAAAGGCTTGGTATGTCAAAAAGGCCGAACAGCAGGGCGATGACATCAAGCGGGAATATCCGACGACACCAAAAGAGTCGTTCGAGATAGCAATTGAAGGCGCATATTTCGCAACGCAGATGGCGACCATGCGAAAGCAGGGCCGTGTTTGCCGGGTGCCGATCCTAGACAAGCCGGTTTATACGACTTGGGATTTGGGGATGAACGACTACACGTCGATTATCTTCTGGCAGGACTTGGGCATGGAACGCCGTGCCATCGACTATTACGAGAACAACGGAGAAGGTTGGGGCCATTATGCCCGTGTCCTATCTGAACGCGGGTATAACTACGAACGCCACTATCTACCGCACGATGCTGCACAGCGCCGCATGGGGCAGGGTGTCACGTCTGCACAGCAAGAGGCAGAAGCAGCGGGCCTGAGGTCGATAGAGGTGCTTGGGCGCATCCCGACTGAACGCGACGGTATTGATGCTGCACGGGCCTTTATGCCGAACGTCTATGTTGACGAAGAGCGGTGCGCGCGGTTAGTTCAGTGCTTGGACAGTTACCGCCGCGAATGGGACGACAAGCGCGGGGTCTTTAAGGACCATCCGCTACACGATGAATTTAGCCACGGCTACAAGGCGTTTGAAGGTGCGGCGATCAGGCCAGTGCCGGGTAAATCTACTGCAACACCGCGAAATGAATACTCAGGCGCAGGGGGATGGATGGGATGAGCGATAAAATCCTTGCCCTAGCAAAAACTCAGTTCGACAAGGCCCGCGATGCTGAGAACGATAATCGCCTGACGTGGGTTGATGATATTCGTTTTGGCAGACTTGGCGAACAATGGCCCGATGCGATCAAGCGCCAGCGCGAATTGGACCAACGTCCTTGCCTGACTATCAACAAGCTGCCCGCTTTTATTCGACAGGTGGTTAATGCTGCCCGCCGCAACAAGCCATCGATTAAGGTCCATCCTGCCGATAGCCATGCCGACACCGAAACAGCCGAAATCATCAACGGGCTGATCCGCAACATCGAAGTGACCAGTGATGCGGACATTGCGACAGACACGGCTATTGAGGCGGCTGTTGCCGGTGGCTTTGGGTATTTTCGCATCAACATCAAAGAGGCGTATGGCGATACCTTCGATAAGGACATCGCCTTTGAACGCATCATCAACCCTCTGACCGTTTATGCCGACCCGTTCGCAGAGAGCGCAGATGGAAGTGATTGGTCGTTCTGTTTTGTCGTGTCTGAAATGGAAAAGGACGCCTTTGCCGACAAGTATAAAGGCAAGGACGCGGTTGATTGGGACAGCCTTGGTTATGGCAATTTGCAGTCCCCTTGGCTTGACGGCGATCATGTCATGGTTGCGGAATACTGGAAGCGCGAAGAGGTCAAAAAGCAGGTTATCCCGCTAATCAAGCCGCCCGCGTCTGAGCCTGTTTTGATCGCCATGGATGAAATTGAGACTGACCCGGAAAAGTTCGCGGCTTATATGCCCGCTGGCGAGCCTAAGACGGTCAATAGCTACAAGGTGACGCAATACGTCATGACTGGCGCGGAAGTGCTGGAAACGATTGAGTGGCCCGGTTGCTACATTCCCATTGTGCCAGTTTATGGTGATGAGGTGATTGTTGAGGGCAAGCGGTTTTTCCGCAGCCTGATTGCCGATGCGAAAGACCCACAGCGCCAGTTCAATTATTGGCGCACGATGGCGACAGAGTTGGTGGCGCTTGCACCTAAAGCCCCGTTTATTGGCCGCAAGGGCGCATTTGCTACAGACCGCGCTAAGTGGTCGTCGGCTAACACGGTAAGCCATTCATATATCGAGTTTGACGGGCCTGAGATGCCATCGCGTCAAGCGTTCGCTGGTGTGCCCGCTGGCGCTCTGCAAGAGGCATTGAACGCGGCTGATGACATGAAAGCCGTCATGGGCATTTATGACGCATCACTTGGCGCGCGGTCGAACGAAACCAGCGGACGGGCGATTGCACAGCGTCAAGAGCAAGGTGATACTGCCACCTTCCACTTTCTCGATAATCTTGCACGTTCGATCCGTCATTCGGGCCGCGTCCTGATCGACTTGATCCCCAAGGTTTACAGCACAGAGCGCATGGTTCGGGTGCTTGGTCAGGATATGAAGCCGCAGACTGTGCAGATTGCGCCGGGGGCTGAAAAGCCGATGGAAGGCGGAATGGAAGGTCAAGACGATCAAGAGGCTATGTCCCGTGTGTTTGACATCACGGCGGGCAGGTATGACCTGACCGTATCAACAGGGCCGTCTTATTCGTCACAACGCGAAGAAACCCGCTCGGAATTGGTTGAGATTATCCGAACCAACCCAGAAAGCGCGCAAATTCTAGGCCCGCTCTATCTGCGCAATTGCGATTGGCCTGGTGCTGATGATGCAGCGGATAAGTTAGAAGGTGTTGGCGAACAGCAGCAAATTCCGCCCGAGGTGCAGCAACATATTGCTCAACTCGAACAGCAGTTACAGGCCGCAAATCAGCAGGACCAGCAGCTTAAACAGGCTGAATTGCAACTGAAATCCATGGAAATTGAGGTCAAGCGCATGGAGGCGCAGGCCGATCTAATCCGAGCGCAGGCCGAGGTGGCTTACGCAGGACAACCGCGACCAAGCTATGGAGCAGTCGCCTAACCCAGAGGCATACAATGGAAAACGAGACCAATCCGCTCCCTGATGGGGAGCCGGAAGTCGAAGGCGTGTCCGATGAACAGGAGATCGACGACCTTCCTGAAATCGATGAGGACGGCAATCCGATAGAGGAACCGGCCCCTGAGATTGACGAATTTGAGGTCGAAAAAGACGGGCAGAAATTCAAACTGCCCAAGGCTCTTGAGCCGCTCCTGATGTTTCAGTCGGACTACACCCGCAAGACGCAGGAAATTGCAGAACAGCGCAAGGCACTCGACACAACCATAGCGGCTGTCGAACAAGCCAATGAGCAGGAACTGACAGCCCGCGCCACGATGGTCGCTTATGATCATGCCATTGCGGAATATGCCAATGTCGATTGGGATGCGTGGTCACGGCAAGACCCTATGGGCGCAAACCAAGCCTTCATGAAACTGTCCATGTTGAAAGACCAGCGGACAGCGGCAGAGGGCCAATACACCGCCGCACAACAGCAGCGCACCCTCGAAACGCAGCAAGTGATTGCCAAGCAAATCGAGCAGGGCGTGGCTGAATTGCAGCGCGATATTCCAGGCTGGGGACCGGAAAAGGCAGCAGCCCTCCGAGACTTCGGCGTCAAGCAATATGGCTTCACCAATCAAGACTTTGACGACATCGCCGATGCGCGGGTCATCAAGTTGCTGCACGATGCGGCAGAGGGCGTGAAGTCGAGAACTTCAACCAAGGCGGCAAATACGATCAAAGCGCAGCAGGCAATCAAGCCAGCGGCAAAGGTAACTGGCGGGACGGCCCCACGGCCTAAGCTAGACGACCGAATGTCTGCTGATGCTTGGGTCAAGCAGCGCAATGCCCAGTTAGCCGCCAAGTCTAGGTAACCACGACAATGGCGAATAACCTTCTCACCCCTACCGCAGTGACCCGCGAGGCGCTGCGCGTTCTCCACCAAAAGCTGAACTTTGTGGGCAATATCGTCCGCGAATATGATGACAGCTATGCCAAGTCCGGCGCAAAGATTGGCGACAGTCTGAAAATCCGCCTGCCGAACCAGTATATGGTTCGCTCGGGTGCGACCCTTTCGGCGCAGGACACCACGGAAACCAGCACGACGCTGCAAGTCGCTACCCAGAAGGGTGTCGATCTGAACTTTTCGAGCGTTGATTTGACCCTTTCGCTGGACGACTTTTCATCGCGCATTCTCGAACCGGCGATGTCGGTTCTGGCTGCCAACGTCGAATATGACGCTCTATCGATGTATAAGGACGTGTCCAACTCCGTTTGGAATGGTGGTGCGGCTGCGACCTATAACAAGGCGCTTGACGCCCGTGTCATCCTCAACCGTTCCCTTGCGCCATACAGCGACCGCACGGCGTTGATGGACTCGCAGTCTATGGCTGATGTGGTGAAGGACACTAAGACCCTGTTCAATGACGCCACGTCTCTGTCGAAGCAGTATAAGGAAGGCTATATCGGCATCGCTGCTGGGTTTGACTGGATGGAAAACACTCTCCTACCCGCTCATACCCGAGGCGGTTCGAACGGCGCTTACCTCACCAA